TCTTTTTGAGTGTAAGAAGTTGTTTGAGAAATTCTTCTCCATCCGTTGTAATCCCATCTTAAATTCCAAGCAGCGCCTTTTCTAAGGTCACGTAGAATTTCTCTATCGATTTCAGCAGCAACTTGCTCAGAAAGAAGAGCAGTTAATTCAGCTTCAGCATCGATGTTATGGAATGCAGCAACGTCTTGAGCAAGTTCAGGAGACCATTGAGCTCTTAATTTTCTTTCAGTTACAGAAACAGTTACTGATTCTAAATCGAAAGAAACTTCACCGATTTTATCTTCGAATTCAAGTTCTTCATATCTTCTGAATACTGCAGTAAATGCTGTACCTGAAAGTCCACCAGTCAATGTAGTACCTGTGTAACCATCTAAAGATGTTGCATCACACTCAACACAAACTGGGCAAGATAAATCAACCTCTAATAAAATACAACCATTTTGATTACAAATGTCATTGTAAGTACCACCACCATTTGAAGGCCAAGTTGTTTTTGTATTAGTAGATGTTGGTTGAACAATACCTTTACCATATTGTTGTGTAACTACACGGAAAAGAAGAGAATTTCTTACACCTGTAGAAGTATAAATTGAATTACAAGGAGTTGTTGCACTGAAGGGTGATGAAGCCTGAGCAGCTGTAGCATAAATTCTTAAATCAGATAAGAATGCTTCAGTGTCTATTTCACTTCCATCAGGTGCGATTAATTTACCTACACCACTATCTTGGAAACCACACATTTGAATAAGAACCTTTCTAACATTAGTTGTTGCTGGGTATTGTGTAGTTGCAGAAACAACTGCACTATTACTCCATACCATAACAGTTGCGGCTTCTGTAATAGCAGACCAACGACCTTTAGAGTAATCGAAAAGACCAGCTGGATCTAAACCTGCTTCATTTCCTTCGTAGAATAAATCATAAAGATTTTTTGAATAAGTAGGATTGTAAGTACCATTACCTGCAGTGTAACCTGTAGTTGGGTCACCAGGATAGTTACCTGGGCTTCCTACAGGTGCATAGTGTTCACCACTTTGACCGGCATTGAAGTTACCTGAAGGACTTGTACCTCCGTTATATCCTTGGATTTTAGGTACGAAGTAGAATAATTTACCGATAGGTAAGTTCATAGCTTGTACTGATACGATATCGTTAGCCAATAATTTAGAGAAAACTCTTCTTACGATAGGGAATACAACAGTTTCGAATGAACCAGAAGATCCATCAGAAGTTGCTTCGTTGATAAGGAAAGAAGCTTGGTTTTCATATAACTGAGCTACGTTTTCTTTTAGGTGGCCTTTAAGACCTTCAAGGAATCCTAATTTATCCCATTTGTTGATAGTATCTTCCTTGATAACTTTAAGGTGTTTCAAACCAATGTTACCAACAAGACCCGATTCTAATAATGCTCCCATTTTGTATTTGTTTTTGTTTTTAGCGAGTTTATTGATTTATTATTTTAATTTTGACATTAAATCCTTCATTCTCATAAATTGAGGATTTTCGTATGTCTTAGATTCGATTAAGATTACAGCTGAACCAGTTGAAGGTGTTTTTTGAATTGATTTTTCAACAGATTCGTTAACTTGTTGTGTTGACGTATTTGATAATTCGTCTTTTATTACTTTATAAAGATTTTTAGATTCTTTAAGAGTTTCAACACCATCAAATCTTTTCAGAATATTAATTTTTTCTTGTTTTGAAGTTGAGTGTTCAGTAAACAATCTTGTAGCATAAGCTAAGTTTGAATTGAAGATTGCAACTTCATTAAGTTTATTTCTGAAAATGTTTAATGCTTTTCTGTACTCTTCATTTTTTTCTCTAAGAAGATTAAATTCTTCAGTGTCAATAGATTCTTTTCTGATATGACGTGGAGCTGCTTTTGGTTTTGGTAAACCTTCTCTACCCCAATATTTTCCGTTTCCTAAAGTACGTGAAGCCTCTTTTGTTTCCATTTTCTTAGGCATTTTCATCATACCTTCTTTGGATTCGGCTTTTTTCATTTTAGGTTTGATTTTGAACTCACCATCTAGATTTTCACCTTTACCATACTTGAAAGATTTAGCACTACCAGTACCCATCGTAGTATCAGCATTAGTTTTAACAACCTTGAATCCGCCTTCCATATTTGGTTTACCCGAAATTTTATATGATTTTGCATCACCAAAATCCATACCTTTTGGTTTCATAGATTTTTTTGATTCCATCATATAATCAGAATCATCATCCATTTCCAATTGGTATTCTATGTCCATATCTTCCATGTCCATTTCATCTTCATCTTCCATTTCTACTTCGTAGATAGTTTCTTCCATCCCGAAATCTTCAAATTCATCTTCTTCTTCCTCTAAAGAATAATCATCCATTTCTTCAGACATTTCATATTCTTCCATAGTGTCGTAACCTACCATTCCTTCATCATACATTCCATAGTCTTCTTCTTCCATAGAAGCGAAATCCATATCACTTTCACCAACAATCATATATTCTTTGTCAGTTTCAGAGTCTTTAAGATTAATGTTACCTGATTTATCTTTAGTAACAATAATTTCATCTTCAGGGCTTAAAAGTTTGAATACTTTTAGAACTTGAGAAGTTGGTTGGTCAGTGAGGTCTATTGTATCCACCTCCATATCAGGTTCTGACATATCCATTTCGTCTTCATCTTCCATGTCCATTTCGTCTTCATCTTCCATGTCCATGTCATCCATTTCCATTTCATCTTCGTCTTCCATTTCCATTTCGTTCTCGTCTTCCATTTCGTCATCACCCTCAATCTCGTCATCTTCTTCTTTGAGAGATTCTTTTACCAAGTCTTTGATTTCTTGTCTCATAGTAGAGGCAAGTATTCCTTTTGCATTTTCAGCAACAGCTTCTTCTAAATTTTTCATTTGAAGTATTGCTTCTTCAACTAATGATTTTTTTTCTGTCATTTTGTTTTTTATATATAAATATATTAGTTTATTAAAAAAATCTTTTGTGATACAATTACAGTACACAAAAAATTAGTTTTTAGGTTAACAATAAATATCATAGTATGAATAAAAAAAAAGGATACCCTTTTTTGGATATCCCTTTTTTAATTTTTTTTGACTTTTTGTTACTCAATTACTTCATCTATTTTACTCTCAACAATTGCAGTAATTCTCCAATCCATTGTGTAGTGTTCATAAATCTTGGTAACCTTTGCTTCAACGTCAGTTGGATTGTAACCTAAAACTAATTTTTCAAGTTTAATCTTTTTTACTTTACCAGAGTCTTCATCAACTAAATCTTCAGCAATTTTAGCCACGAAGTATTTTTGTCCATCTTCCATTTTACTAATATTTTTTTGGTTTAACTTAATATCCCAAATAATCGTTTAATCTTTTCATTAAGTCAAGAGATTTGTTTCCAAAATCACCAACATTTCTTTCCATAGCAATTCTTTTATCTTCCTCTAAATTTTCTGAGTACATATCTCTATCTTCTTTATTTAAGAAAAGATAGGCACCAGGAGTAGATGGGGATGATACTAAATCGAAACAAATTAATTCAAAATCATCTTGTACCTCATTTTGTTCACCAACTTTTTTAAGAGAACCAACACCACGAGATGATATTCCAAGTGTAACACCTTGTCTCAAATAATTCGCAGCCATATCACCTTTAGTTGAAACAATCCCTCTTTCGTGGAATCCTGGTGAAGTCAATAACTTTAGTTTACCCATTAATATCGGACCTTCCCACCATACTTCAGTTATTATGTGTGATACTCTATCTAAGTCAATTAGAGAGGATTCTGGGTGGTTTAATTCGGATAGGGAAGTTCCCTTTTGAATCATTTTTTTATAATTCTCAGCTTCTCTTTTCAATATCTTTTCAGGATATATTCTACCATTTCTGTTTGGTGTATTATATTTCTGTAAAACCGCATAAAATTCAAAAGGTTTCGAATAATCCAAAAAACTTTTTTGTTCCATTATATAGGAATTCATTTCAGTTTTTGGTGACACCCACCCATCGTTTTCAATTAAAATACCTTTTCCAGTTTCACCAGGTTTAATTAATCTTAAATTCATCTTTGTGTTTTTTCTTAATAAATATTAAAGTTTTTATATTTATTAATCATTATCCCCAACTTTACAATTTTTAGTCAGTGTGAAAGAGAAGTATGGATTTCTACTAAAATTTTCCGTTATGATTTTTTTTGTCAAATCTTTAAGACTTTCTCTCAAAATTGTTGATTTGAAATCTAATGTTTTGTCAATTAAATAAAAATTTATTTCTAAATTTAGGAAGGATTTTTTGTTTGGGGCTAAACCACTTGCTCTCAAATCTAAGTCGACAATAAAGTTTTTCTCGAATAATTTTGTATTTATATGGTTATAAATTGTGTGTTTTATTTGTCGTGATAAATTTAATACAATTCGTTCCCAATTTTCGACTTCATCTTTAGGTTCAACCCACGTTTGTAAGTTAAGATAGATTGATTTCAATTCG